AATAAATAACTAACCATAAGATAACCTATAAGTAACTTATAAGTAACCTATGGATTATCTTTGGTTATTATTCTTATAGTTATACAATAAATAACTAACCATAAGATAACCTATAAGTAACTTATAAGTAACCTATGGATTATCTTTGGTTATTATTCTTATAGTTATACAATAAATAACTAACCATAAGATAACCTATAAGTAACTTATAAGTAACCTATGGATAACTTATGGATGTATCTTTCTTTTTGTATTTATTTTTAAAATTGAGTATTAATCCTCAATCGCAATTCCAAGGACAACAGAAACATGAAAGGGGTGTATTTATTTTGGAATTACAAATTGGCAAAACTTACATTTTAACTGAGGATGAAAAGAGTGATGTTACCGGGACTGTATTTATCAAGAAAGGTTCTCGTGTACTTGTTAAAACATTAGGCAGCGTCTTAGCACTCGTGCAAGACTTATCAGCACATAAAGTTTCTAATGGTATCTGGAGTGTAAAAGCTGACAAACTCGTTACTCCCGAAGAGTATAAAGAAATGCTCATGGATGGCGAAGTCAATGTTGAGTCAGAATCACCTAGCTTTGGAGTGGGTGATATTTGTATTATGAAATGTCCAGAAGTCAGTGGTGATGGAAGAATTGCTTATCTCAAAAAGGGCGCTCGTGTACGCATTGAGAACTTTGGTAGAGAGAGTGTATTGGTACAAGACCTCTCTGATGATAGGGTTGACGATGGAGTATGGATGACACATACAAGCTCTCTGATGCCCTTAGAGGACGCTTTAATCGTCGGCGATACATATTATATGGGCGAAGCAGAAAAGAACTCCAGAGGGGATGTTACGTTCCTTGAAAAGGGTGCTATTGTGCGTCTGAAAGGTTTGGATAAAGACAGAGTGGTTGTACAAGATTTGTCCGAAGCTAAACGTGGCGATGGCATATGGTATACAGACCCGATAAAGCTGATTCCGATTGACAAACCAGAAGGCAGTGCTGCTGATACTCATGAAGAGATTGAAGCAGAGGTTGCAGAGAAGAACAAATGCGTTGAGCCTAATATTCCGCTTGAAGATATGGTTGTATTGAAAAATAAACACTATATTTCTGACCATCAACCTATTGAAACCATGCAGTCCAACATGACACATGATGAAATGATTGGCTTCTTGAAAGGTAATGTCATCAAATATGCTTGCAGATGCGGTAAGAAAGATGCGCCTTTGAAGGAAGCTGAGAAGATTAAGCAATATGCTGAATGGCTTTGTATTGTCCTCTCTGGTGGTACAATAAACCCCAGAAGCTAACTGAGCCACGTACAGAGAAAGAAAGGGGGTGACTATGAGTGCCTGTTAGAAAGACAACTACAAAAACAACTTTAAAAATGGGTGTGAAGTTTGTGAATGACAATGCTTCATTCCCGATAAAGGCAAGCGAAGATGCTGCCTGCTATGACATCGTATTACCCGATGATGTTTACATTGCACCGCACAGCGTAAAGCTCGTAGGCACAGGGTTAGCATTTGATATTCCGAAAGGTTATCGTGTTGATGTATACCTGCGTAGCTCTATTGCTATTAAGACCAATGCCCGCTTAGCGAACGCTGTTGGCAAGATTGACAGTGATTACACCGGCGAAGTCAAATTGGCTCTGGAGAATATCGGTGGAGTACCAGTGCGCTTCTATAAAGGTGACAGAGTGGCGCAATTTGAAATCAACAAGGTAACAGATGTAACCTTAGAAGAAGTTGATGTATTGAAAGAAACCGAACGTGCTGCCGGTGGCTTTGGTAGCACAGGTAATTGATTATTAATAATCACTAAAAGGAGAGTGAACAAATTGGCTGAATTTAGAATTGGTGATAGAGTACGTTGTATTCACGACGATAAAGACAGAAAATTGGAAGGCAAGATTGGTACTGTTGTAGAGGTATCAGGCTTCTGTATTGGTGTCTATTTTGATTCTGATATTAATGGGCATGCGTGCGGCGGTTTAGCTCGTATGGGGCACGGCTGGTATTTACCCAGCTACTATCTGGAGTACGTAGGACGCTGCAATGAATACAATAAAGTTATTATCACTGTTGAAGATAAAGTTACCACCGCAACGCTGATGAAGGGGCGTTTGGTATTGGGTACGGCGAAGGCTCGTTGCTCCCCGAATGACAGATTCGACCCTCTGGTTGGCGCACAGATTGCTATTCAGCGTTTGGCTAGACAGTTCGGCTCTAAACTTGTTGTAAATGGTGGTATGTTTGACGATAACATCGAAGTAATTAATTAACTGAAAGGAGAATAAAATAAATTGGCTAATCAAAATTATGTAACCTGCAAAGGTAAAGCAATCTATCCCCATTTGCGTACCCCAGACACTTTTGAGGGTAATGATTTGGGATTTACTATCCGTCTGATGCCGTCTGTTGAGGACGCTCAGAAGTTTGAAGAGTTCCTGCGTGCGGAGCTTGACAAGGCAGCTTCTTTGCCCGAGTTCGCAGGTAAAAAGTTGAATGACAGAAACGCTCTGATTGGTATGAGCGAAACCCAAGAGGGTGATACTGTATTTAAATTCAAGACTAAATCTACGTATAAGACCAAGAGCGGTGACATTATTAATCGTGTTATTCCCATCTATGATTCCCAAGGTAAACCCTTGCCAAAGAACGTGGATGTTGGACATGGCTCTATTGTAAAGGTAGCGTTCTCTATTCATCCGTACTACAAGACCAAGACTATTAAAGGCTTGACTTTATATCTTAATGCCGTACAAGTTCTGGAGCTGGTTGAACGCTCTGATGAACGTAGTGCTAGTGACTTTGGATTTGGTGCAGAAGCAGGTGGCTACGTAGCAAAAGCTACTGATGAAGTAGGCGAAGATGAGATTCCGTTTGTAGATGCAGCGGAAGGAGCTGACTTCTAATAGTCACCTCTAAAGCAGCGTTCAGCAGACGTGGTGGTTATCATACCATTGTCGCTGCATATCGTAGTGGGCTGGAGAACAATATTGCTGAACAACTAAAGGATGCAGGTGTAACGGCGGTGTATGAAAAGTTTACGCTGCCGTACACTATTCCTGCTACGGAGCACAAGTATACTCCAGACTTTGTGCTGCCTAATGGTATCATTGTGGAAGCAAAGGGTATCTTTGATGTTGCAGACAGACAGAAGCATATCCTTGTAAAAAAGCAATACCCGGATTTAGAGATTAGATTTGTTTTTTCTAATCCAAAAACGAAACTATACAAGGGGAGTAAGACCACTTATGGTGCATGGTGCGAGAAGCATGGCTATAAGTATGCTAAAGGTTACATTCCAGACAGTTGGTTAAATGATAAACATAAGTATTCCCTCGAAGGTTTGATAGAAAAGAAAGGGGTGAAAGTCAAGGACAAATGAGAAACTTAAAATTCCGAAAACGTGAAACTACTAAAAAGATTGTAGTTATTATTAAAGATACAGGCTGTGCAGAGTACGATGACTATTACAAGAAGTGCAGACGCAGAGGTGACTTTGATGCAAACGTACACTTCTTTGTGGATTCTAATGGTACTATTCATAATGCAAGACCGGATGACTGCGTAGGTAGTTGGCGATATGATGACGGCGAAATTGCTGTTCACATCATGGCTCAAAGTGATGACGGCAAGTTATCCAATAGTCAGCGTCATTCTCTGATGCCATTGCTTGTATATCTTACGCATAAATATCCAGATGCAGAAGTAGAAGAAAGGACTGACTAATTATGGATGAAGCCAGCGAGATTGTATTAGCTCACCAACCTTGTCCAGACTGTGGAAGCCACGATGCGCTGGCTATCTATTCTAATGGCAATACATATTGCTTTTCTTGTGAAACTTTTCATAGTCATAAAGAAAACGAAAATCTAACTGAGCCACATACAGAGGAAAGGAAACAGGCTCATAACCTTATCCCTCTCTCTGAAATGACTATTGAAGCTCTTAGAGCTAGGCTTATTGATGAAGATGCTTGCCGTAGATATGGTTATTTTGTATCTACTTACGAGAACCAGCCATGTCAAGTCGCTTGTTACTATGATGATAACGGCAATATGGTTGGGCAAAAGCTACGCTTCAAAGATAAACACTTTGCCGTCTTAGGGAAAATCTCTAAGAGGTTCTTTGGGCAGCACCTATTCAACGAGGGTAGGCGTTTAGTTGTCACCGAAGGCGAGATAGACTGTTTGACTGTATCGCAGATAGGTGGTAACAAATACCCGGTTGTGTCTATACCTAATGGCTGTGCGTCCGCTAAACGAGTATTCAGCGAGAATCTGGAATGGCTGAGTAAGTTCGATGAAGTGGTTGTCATGTTTGATATGGATGAACCCGGTAGAAAAGCTGTTGAGGATGTATGTAAAATACTCCCTTATGGCAAACTTAAAATAGCCAACCTGCCACTGAAAGACCCTAATGAGTGCTTGCAGAACCGACGTGCAGGAGTTGTTCTGGATGCAATCTTTCAAGCTAAAACATACAAGCCAGATGGTATCATCAATGGCAATGAACTGTGGGAAGATTTGAGGGATGAACCAGACACGGAACAAGGCTATCCGTTACCTTGGGACATTCCGTTGCAGGAGAAAACACAAGGCTTACGTAAAGGTGAACTGATTGTAATTACTGCCGGTACAGGTGTAGGTAAAACAACATTTGTACGGCAAATAGCCTACCATTTAGGTGTGAATTTAAATCTAAAGGTTGGTATGTTGATGCTCGAAGAGAACATCAGAAGAACTGCTAAAGGACTGATGGCGATACATGCAGGAAAAAGACTTGCATTGAATCGTCATCTTGTCACCGATGAAGAATACGAACAGATTTACAAAGACGTTCTTGGTAAAGGCAATTTTGTATTCTTTCAGCATTTCGGTTCTCTTGAATCAGACAACCTTATAAGTAAGATACGTTATCTTGCTGTTGCTGAGAAGTGCGACTTTATTGTATTAGACCATATCACTATTGCTATTAGTGGTTTGGACATAGACAATGAGCGCAAGGCTACGGACGTATTGATGACGCAACTGCGCTCCCTTGCCGAAGAAACAGGCGTGGGGATGCTCATTATAAGTCATCTAAAGCGTGTAGAAGGTACTCCAGCAGAAGAGGGTGGTGCTATATCCCTTAGCCATTTAAGAGGTTCACAAGGCTTAGCACAGCTCTCTGATGGTGTATGGGCACTGGAGCGTAATCAGCAAGATGAAGATGAAAACAAAAAGAATACAGTAAGAATACGAGTGCTAAAGAGTAGACATACAGGCGAAACAGGTATTGCTGGTTATCTGAGATATGATAAAGATACAGACCGCTTAGAATCTACTATCAGACCTCGTAGTACAAATCCTTTTGAAAGTGAAGGTGATGCGAATGAAGAAGGTGACTTCTAAAAAAACCACTACGAACAATAAAAAGAAACATTTTCGTAAACACACGTTTAAGTTAGCGGAGTGTGTATCTATGTTGGATGTATTAGAACCTACTGCTGAGCATGTAGGATTACTGATGTATGTCGCTGATAAAATAATGGGAGTGAGAGAACGTGAAATTACCAGTTGTAAACATTACAGTAACTCTAAATGAGCTGCCGAATCATATTGCTGTTGCTATTGAGATGGGTAACTGCAAGCAAAGATGCAAAGGCTGTCATAGTGAATGGTTATCTATTCCGCTGCCGAAGAGTGCATGGATGGAGCTTGAAACTGTTATGCACGAAGTTAATAAGCACGTCAAGAATGGTGCTGATGCTATTGTGATTATGGGTGGTACTAATAATGGTATTCCACTGAAAGACCTTATCGAAGCTATCAACACTCTGTCCCACTATGCGCCTATTGGTATTTACTCTGGCTTGCCGGTGAAAGCAACTATCCATGAGATTCTGAAAGAGGAAGCGAAACTCTCGTTCCTTAAAGTTGGCGACTACAAAGAGAAGCTGGGTGGATTAGATTCCAAGACTACCAATCAACGGTTCTATACAAAGAATTATGATGGTGAGTGGGAAGATACCACCTTTATGTTTCAGAAATAAAAAAAAAATTGATTATTAATACTCAAAGAAAGGAGAAGTGATAAGTTGAATTTTGTACAAAAGAAGATTGATTTCATTCACAAATTTATCAAAGCGTCTAACCCTGCGACAGGCAGCGAAGTTGACAGTAACGCTAATGTCACTGTGAAATCTATCGCTGTCATGGAAGCAGAGTTATTTAAGCGTGAGTTTATCGCAGTGAACAGAGCTATGGTTATGCAGAAGTTAGAAGATATGTATGACTATGATTTAGCTAAACAATACGCTAAAGACATTGAAGAACATCTGATTTACATTCACGATGAAACAAGTCTACGTCCGTATTGTGTATCTATCTCGCTCTATCCGTTCCTGTTGGAAGGCACAAAGAACCTCGGGGGTACATCTAAAGCACCCACGAACTTGCAGAGCTTCTGTGGTAGCTTTGTAAACCTTGTATATCAGATTGCTAGTGACTTTGCCGGTGCTGTTGCTACTGTTGAGTTTTTGATGTATTTTGATTACTTTGCTCGTAAACAGTATGGCTATGGTTATCTTGCACATCATTACAAAGAGATTGCACAGGAGTTCCAAGGTGTTGTATACGCCATGAACCAACCGGCTGCTGCTCGTGGTAGTCAGTCTGTGTTCTGGAATATCTCTATCTTTGATGAACAGTATTTTGAATCTCTGTTTGGTAGCTTCTATTTCCCGGATGGCACTAAACCAGATTACAACAGCGTTCGTCAATTACAGGAAATGTTCCTCTATTGGTTTACCCAAGAGCGCACTAAAGAACTGCTGACGTTCCCGGTGCTGACCGCTGCATACTTAGTGGATAAAGATAAACGCAAACCGATTGATACAGGTTTTGAGTACACCCTCGCTAAAGCTATGAGTGACGGACTGAGCTTTTTCCACTATGAATCTGACAGTGCAGACAGCCTTGCTTCTTGCTGCCGTTTGCGTAACGAATTGGCAGACAATACATTCTCTTATACCCTTGGTGCAGGTGGTGTATCTACTGGTAGTTATCAAGTAATCACTATCAACTTTAACAGAATGTATCAGCGTGGTTATGAATTGTCTGAGGTTGTGCAGAGGGTACAGAAGTACCTGCTGGCTTTTCGCTCTATCGTTGACGAATACATCAAAGCAGGCTTACTGCCAACATACAGTGCAGGTTATATCAGCTTGGACAAACAGTTTGGTACTATTGGTATCAATGGTGCTCTGGAAGCCTATGAGTATATGAAAGCTAATGGCTATCAGAATACATTCAAAGAATCCTTGCAGCAGGACTTGTCGATTATTAAAGCTCTCAACAAGGAAGCACTTGCTAAATATGGTGTACGCTTCAATACAGAATTTGTACCTGCTGAAAACCTTGGTGTCAAGAACGCTAAGTGGGACAAAGAAGATGGATTGTACGTTCCTCGTGATTGTTACAACAGCTACTTCTATCCTGTTGAAGATACAAACTTGACCATTCTTGACCGCTTGGATGCTCATGCTTGGGATGTATCTCAGTACCTCGATGGTGGTGCAGCATGTCATCTGAATCTGGAGCAGTTGCCTACACCACCGCAAGCTGTGAAACTTATTGAGCTTGCTGCTAAGAAGGGTGTACCTTATTGGACTACTAACGTACTGTGCACTATTTGTAAAGATTGTGGGCGTATTGACCCGGTAACACGTCAGACTTGTAAATACTGTGGTTCTAAGAACTTGGATTATGGTACTCGTGTTATTGGTTATCTTAAACCTATCTCCAGCTTTTCCGAAGGTAGACAAAAGGAAGCTGGCATACGTGCATACATGAAGATGAAAGGAGTTAAATAACATGCTTGAACTTTTTACTTGGTTTGTAGAGAGGGTATCTGACCTGCTATTCTGGTTGGAGAACAAAGAGCAAGATGCAGCAGTTATGCGTATTAAGAACATCAACAAGGCTATCACCAGATGCTATAATACAATCAAGAAACTTGAAGATGCAAGAGAAGAAATAAACAAGAAGTATTTCAGCGAAGGAGAATAACACTATGATTGCCTTTTTCGACATTGAAACAAATGGATTGTATTTTGATGTTACAAAGGCACACTGTATGGTTATTATCCTCGATGATAATGGTGTATTAACTACTAAAAAATACAGACCTAATGAGGTGCAGAAGGGAGCACAAGAGCTTCTTTCTGTGCTTCACAAAGGTGGTTACATCGTAGGGCATAATATCATCAACTACGATATTCCTGTTTTAGAGAAGTTGTTCCCGAAAGACTTTGAAGTACCTCGTAGTCTTAGACCGCAGATTATTGATACGCTTGTATTGTCCCATCTGATGTTCAGTGACATTTCAGATAAAGACTATGGACTTGTACGAGCTAATAAATTACCTGCTAAGCTGATTGGTTCTCACAGTTTGAAAGCGTGGGGTTATCGTTTGGGTGAGTTCAAAGGAACTTACGCAGAGGAAACCGAGGATGCTTGGGCAGACTTCAATGAAGATATGCTTGCATACAATGAACAGGACGTTGTGGTTACACGTACCTTGTATAATTACTTTAATACAATCAAGTATCCGGAAGCTGCTATTGAGTTGGAGCATGAAGCTCAGTGGCTTATGGCGCAGCAGGAGAGAAATGGTTTTACTTTTGATGTATTTAAAGCACAAGAACTTGAAATTAAGTTGCGTGGTAGACATGCTGATTTGAAGTCTATACTGATGCAGAAGCTACCACCGATTCCCGATAAAATATTTATACCAAAAAGAGATAACAAACGCCTTGGCTATAAAGCTGGCGTACCTATCCAAAGATACAAAGAGCTGAACCCAAACAGCAGACAACAGATTGAGTGGATAATCACGAAACATTATGGTTATACACCCGATAACGATGAACTGTTTGAGGATGAGCGTTTGAAGATTGATGATGTTACCTTTGCGTACATCAAAGAGGATGAAGCAGCACCAGAGGAACTGCGTGAGATTGCAGCGATTCTTGAAGAATACCTAATGATTTCCAAACGCTTAGGACAACTCATCGATGGTAAATGGGGTTGGCTGAAATGCGTAAAAGAGGATGGACGTATTCATGGTTCTGTTAACCCGTGCGGTGCTGTTACCGGTAGGGCAACTCATAGTTCCCCAAATGTAGCACAAGTACCTGCGGTAAATAGTCCTTATGGTAAAGAATGTAGAGCATTATTCACTGTACCTGCTGGGTGGTATCAAGCTGGCGTTGATGCTAGTGGGTTGGAGTTGCGCTGCTTAGCACACTTCATGTATCCTTATGACCACGGAGCATATGCACATGAGATTCTGAATGGTGATATACACACCGCTAATCAGAAGGCAGCAGGTTTACCAGAACGTAGCCAAGCAAAGACCTTTGACATACTAGAGGTCTATAAACCCATTGAAAACGGAGAAACTCTTAATCTAAGACAACTCCGTGCGAAGCTAAGAAAGAAGTAGTATGAATAGAGAAGAATATTTATGTAAAATCATCCAAGTACAGGTTGTACGAAACAAATCTAAAAAAGCACAAACAGCAAAGCCGAGCAAATATCCCCAAGGTTATTTTAAACCGAAAGCATGTAAGCACTGTGGTACTATCTTTACACCTAAAGCACCCTCTGAGCATTATTGCTGTGACTTTTGTAAAGATTATGGTATTGCTGACACTTACTATAAACGAAACTATGGTATAACTCTTGAAGAAGTTTTAGATATGGCAGAAAAGCAAGAGTTTGTATGTGCTATTTGTCATAAAGAGAAATTTGCTATGGGTGATTGTCATTCTGGTGCGCTTGTTGTTGTTGACCATGACCATACCACCGGAAAAGTACGTGGTTTGCTTTGTCATAATTGTAATCGTGCATTAGGTTTGTTAGGAGATAACGTGGATATTCTACTTAGTTCTATTTCCTACTTAGAACGTGTAACGACTATTCCGAAAGGAAGTACACCAGAAGCTAATGCTGGTGGAAGCGGTGGGCATTGATGATATAGTCTGTTCTTTATGGTGACATAAAGCAGTTCATAAGAGAACGTATGCGAACCTGCGAATCGCATAGAACACATAAAGTATATACGCCTTTCTATATGGTGCTGGTGATGAGAAGATTGGTAAGATAGTACATGGTACTGCTAAAGATGGCAAGCGTTTAAAGAAAGAGTTCTTAGATAAAACACCTGCTATTGCTGAGCTTAGAGCTGCTATTGAGAACACCTTGGTTGCCCAGCGTGGATACAGAGGTGAAATCAAAAAGTGGAAGCGTAAGTATCTCAAAGGACTTGATGGTAGACCACTTCATGTACGCTCTTTACATAGTGCACTGAACCTGCTGTTGCAATCCGCTGGCGCATTGATTTGTAAGAAGTGGATATGCCTGTGGGAACAGAACCTTATCAGAGCTGGTTATGACCACGGCAGAGATTTTCAGTTTATGGCGTGGGTGCACGATGAAGGGCAGATAGCTTGCAGAACCAAAGAGATAGCTGAGGATGTTGTACGTATCGCCCAGAACTCTATGCGAGAAGCACAGAACTACTTTGGTTTCCGTGTACAACTTGACACTGAAGGCAAGATTGGTAAGAATTGGTGTGACTGTCACTAATTGATTATTAATACTCAAAATAAAGGAAAAATTGGAAGGAGTTGAGATGATTGTCACTAAAAGATATTAAAGGTGGGGAAGCACTCCGAAAGTTTGTGCTTGATGATTTAAAAAGGATGCAAGAGATGCCCTTAGAGGATAAAATAACTCGTACTAAACTTCTAATTAAAGAATGGTATGAATATTTTGATGGTAAAGTTGCTATTAGTTTTAGTGGAGGTAAGGATAGTACTGTCTTACTCCATATAGCTCGACAACTTTATCCAGATATTCCTGCTATCTTTTGTGGTACCGGGCTTGAATACCCGGAAATAAGGGAACACGTTAAAACATTTGATAATGTTGAATGGATAAAACCCAAAAAGACTTTCAAACAGGTTGTCTTGGAATATGGTTATCTGTGGTGTCCAAATGTTGATAAGGGTGGTCTTGGTTTAAATCAAGTATTAAATTACATGAAAATTCCGCATTAAATGTTCAGTTTTCCAACAATTCTATTTGTAATATGCACAGCGTACACAGCAGCCTTTGATGAGTGCGGAAAAACAGATGGTATTACCGCCTGTGGACAACCGGCTATCCAAGGCGTGACTGTGGCGTGTGATGGTTTACCATTTGGAACTGAGGTGGTTATTGATGGACATACATATATTGTACAAGACCGCTTTGGTGGTAATTATGGTAAATCAAAGATTGATATATACATGGATAAAAAAGAAGATGCCTTAAAGTTTGGCAGACAGATAAAAATTGTAGAGGTGAAAGACAATGCAACAAAAACAACAGCAGAACGAAATCTATTTACTACGCAAGAACGAAAGAGTTACTTTCCCTATCGTTAAGTTTAATCCTATTCGTATGGAAGGTAGAATCAATCGTATTCGTGTTGAAGTAGAAGGTACAGATAAGAAGATGTATCTCGTAGACCCAGCAGACCTGTTGATTATTGATGATAAAGGAAAGGTGGTATTTACTAATGTCCTCGGCAAAGATAATCTCTATAACTCCTAATTACATGGAGCTTCTGAAGGTAGCTTGCAGTAAGCCTTATGGTAACAATGTAACTGAGAGAGGTATACAGGCTATCATTAATAGTGGACACCTCTCTATCTTGGAGCACTGCTATGCTTCCTTTGAAGTTGAGTGCTCTGTTCGTGTGCTCGGACAACTGACCAGACACCGCCATCTTAGTTTTACCTGCAAGAGTGCTCGTGGTAGCAAATTCGATACCCTTGTAAACCCATACACTCTTGAAAGAGTCCCTTTAAGCAATTTTAATGTCGGACGTACTTATGCTTCCGCTTTAAGTGATAAAGATACAAAAGAGGAACAAGCTGCCTACTTCCTGCCCCAAGGTGTTGAAACATCCTTAGTAGTGACAGGTAACTTTAGAGCATGGTATGAATATTTGCCTAAGCGTCTGTGTAAACGTGCGATGCCGGAGCACAGAAAGCTGGCAGAGCTGATACATAAAGAACTCGCAAAGGCTGCCCCCGAGATTTTCGATAGAAACTTTATGAACTGTGGTAATTGTACTGAGAGGAGTTGTGAATTTAAATAATGAAAGTTAAACAACATTTAATTAACACCGCTAACAAATACGGCTATGACATTAATCAAGAACGCCTTCCGGTGCTCGTAGAAGCGTTCCGTAAGCAGGTTGAGAAGTATGGTGATATGTATTGCCCATGCCAAACTAAAAGAGATAAAGACACTGTATGTCCGTGCCGTTATATGCGTAAATACAGTGCTTGCAGATGCGGTTTGTATAAGGAGAATAATGGTGGCTGCTGATTTTGATATTTGTGATTTAGTAGGCAGAGATAAGAAACATTTGGTTCAGCTCTGTCTACCCTTTGAAAAACTGAAGCCGAAGGAATTAAAATACCCTCTGTTGGTTAGTGAAAAGATGGATGGCGTATTTGCTTTTGCGCTTGTTATGGATAATGAGTGCTCTATCTTTAGCCGTACAGGTGAAGAGTACCTGTCCCTCGAACATCTTAAAGCACCTCTGATTGAGCTTTCTAATAAACTTGAACAGGAGATTATTATCTTTGAAGCATACGCAGAAGGTGTACCGCAACCGACTATTAGTGGTTGGTGTAGAGATACAAAGAAGCAGCATACAGAAGTTGAAGCATACATCCATGATTCAATGACTATCGAAGAATTTATTGCTGCTGACACTGCTGATACCTACTATGTACGCGCAGGTTACTTGAAGATACATATGATTTCTAATCCGTATCTCCATTTGATTCCACAGTTCCACGTAGAGTGCAAAGAAGCTCTGATGACGTTGGCTGAATCCGTATGGGCGAGAGGTGGCGAAGGCGTAGTAGCTCGCACTGAGTTCGGTGGATACTATCCCGGCAAGCGTAATGCTTACATGGTGAAGGTAAAAAAGGGTGTATCTTTTGACCTTAAAGTAATTGGTTTGGAAGAAGGTACAGGTAAATATTCGGGATGCACAGGAAAGCTCATTTGTCAAGATAAAAATGAAAAAATTATTAAAGTTGGTTCTGGCTTAGCTGATTCAGAGCGTACAAGATGGTGGTATAATTCTGAGGAAATCTTAGGCAAGATTGTGCAGGTAGATGCTATGTCTGTATCTACCAAGGGCGTACTCCGTGAACCTCGTTTCAAAGGAATTAGATACGATAAGAAAGGGGTTGATGCTATTGTTTGATACCAAAAAGAAACCACTAAAGTTACTGTTTGATGGTGATATGTTTGTATATCGTTCCTGCTCTGTCTGTGAAACTCCGATTGATTGGGACTGTGGTATTACTACGCTTCACTGTGAGCATGCAGAAGCAGAAAAGATTGTAGATGATACAGTTATGACTATCACTGACCGGGTGCTTGACCACTACAAATATACAGGTGAGTATGAGATTCTCATGTGTTTCAGTGACCCCAAGGAAAACTTTCGCAAGCACATCTTGCCGACATACAAAGCTAATCGTGTAGGCAAGAGGAAACCATTAGGTTACACGAAGGTTGTAGAGTGGGTACAGAAGAATTATACATGCAAGCAGAAGCCTAGTTTAGAAGCTGATGATTGTATTGGTATTCTTGCTACACTGAACCCATACAACTCTATTATCATTAGTGGTGACAAAGATTTCAAGAGTATCCCCGGACACTTCTATAATTTCCTTAGTGATACATATTACGAGATTAGTGTAACCGAAGCAGATTACAACCATCTATACCAAACCCTTATCGGTGATACTGCTGATAACTACAAAGGTTGTCCGGGTGTTGGAGCTGTGACTGCTAAGAAGATTCTGGATGCTGACCCAACATGGGATGCTGTGGTAGCTCAGTTTGCCAAGAAGAACCTACCGAGTGAAGATGCTCTTGTACAAGCTCGTGTTGCTCGTATCTTGCGTAACTGTGATTATGACTTCGTAGCCAAGAAGCCAATCCTCTGGACACCTAATTGAGCCACTTATATACATATTCCTTACTGAGCCACTTACAGGTAAAAGTAACATAAAGATAACAGTATGTATCTAACTGGTATAGCAAATGTAGTTATTCTTATTGTATTATTAAATAAACATAACTATAAGATATACCATAGATACATTATGTTTACAGAAAGGACACATTATGAAACTTGAAGATGAACTTAAAGTCCCTTATGTATCTTCTGAAATTGTTGAGTATTTAAAGACTGTATTTAATCCGAATAATCTTCTCAACAAGGAAGCAAGTTCCGCAGAAGCTCTCTTAGGATATATGCAAGGATGCCGTGACGTTATCACGCACTTGGAAATGATACGTGAAGAAAAGGAGAGTGATTAACACAGATGTGCTGGAAGATGCCGAAAGTGCAGACCCCATCTATCCAAGGTAGTCAATTAGTTCCACAGACGGAAGCAAAAGAACCAGATAGTCCGATTGCCGGTGGTTCTGATGATACCTACAATCAAAGAAAGGGTAGGCAACAGTTGACTATTCAACGTAATAGTTCTTATAATCCTACTAACTATTAACACACATACAAAGGAGTTGATAACGAAACATGTGTAGTGGAAAACCGAAAGTATACACCCCACCCCCGGCTGCTGCCCCTGTGAGCGCACCTGTTGAACAACAGTTAACCAGCATGGAAGCCGAGGGTACTAAGAAAAAGAAAAACAAGGGCAAGAGGTCTTTAATGATTGGCACTCCTGCTGCTAAAGGTACTGGTGTAAATATCTAATATGGCTACTAATACGAAGTCCAAATTCCCTGTGATGGACTTGTCAGACCCCCAACGTGAAACAGCGAAGGCTGTGTATGACCGACTGAAATCTCAGCGTGACCAATATACAGACCGAGCGGAGAAGAACGCAGCAATGACGATTCCCTCGCTGTTCCCAAAAGAATCTGACAATGAATCCACCAGTTATTTAACACCTAACCAATCTATTGGTGCTCGTGGTGTTAACAATTTGTCCAGTAAGCTAATGTTGGCTCTCCTGCCCCCGAACAGTACGTTCTTCCGATTGACCCCGACTGATGCTGTGGTAGCGCAGTTAGCGGAACAACCAGAACAGTTGCAGGAGATTGAGAAGGCACTCGAAAAGTTGGAGCGACGTGTTGTACGATATATCGAAACAGAACAAATCCGAGTGACTGTCAAAGAAGCACTGAATCAACTGCTGGTGGCTGGCAATGCTTTGTTGTTTCTACCACCCCTCGAAGGTGGCGCAAAGCTATACCGCCTGTCCAACTATGTGCTTCAAAGGGATGCTTTAGGTAAAGTCATTCAGCTTGTAACTCTTGACACTTTGTCCTTTGCAACCCTGCCCGAGGATGTGCAAACTCTTGTAGCGTCTGATGGTGCGAACCACGAAGCTACGGAAAATGTTAACGTATACACCCACGTATATCTTGACGCTGACCAATACCTGTCCTACCAAGAAGTCAATGGTGAAGTTATTGATGGTAGTGAACAATCATTCCCTGTTGATAAATCTCCGTGGATTGCTTTGCGTATGGTGAAGGTTGATGGTGAAAGCTATGGACGTAGTTATGTTGAAGAATACCTTGGGGACTTGGAGAGTTTGGATGTACATACAGAAGCTCTCCGTAACCTTGCTGCTATCACTGGACACATTTTGTATCTGGTAAACCCAACAGGTATTACGCAAGTTCGCAGGTTATCCAAAGCTAAGTCTGGTGCTTTTGTACCCGGTAGAGTAGAGGATGTACAAGCATTACAAACAAACAAAGGTAATGACTTACAAGTATCACTTCAATACGTTCAATCTTTGGAGCAACGTCTTGGTTATGTATTCATGTTACAATCAGCAGTGCAGCGTGACGCAGAGCGTGTCACCGCAGAAGAGATACGTTATCTCGCTGGTGAACTTGAAGATACTCTTGGCGGTACGTATAGTATACTCAGCCAAGAATTGCAGTTACCTCTGGTAAGGCGCATAATGGCTCAATTAGAAAGCATGGGTGAGATTCCTGCATTACCAGAGAAAGCTGTTGAACCTACGATAACCACTGGCTTGGAAGCTATTGGGCGTGGGCATGATTTAAACAGACTATTAACTTTAAAAGACATTATCGCTTCCACTCCCGGCAGCGAAAACTGTCTGAAAACTAATAACTTTATTGCTATGTGTGCTACTGCTCTTGGTATTGATACCGAAGGCTTGTTAAAGACTGATGAGGAAATCATGCAGGAACAACAGCAAGCTATGATGATGCAGATGGCACAGCAAGCAGCTTCTCCGTTGGCACAAGGTTTTGTAAACGCTAATACGGGGCAAGCACCGCAACAATAATTACTAGGAAGGAAGGAACTAAATGGCAACTATTGAAGTACAAGAACCTGCTGAAAATACTGAACAAGCTGAGGAACAACAACAGCAAGAACAGCAGCAGGAACAACAACAAGAAAACAATACCACTGATGAAAAGAATACCGGTGATGATGAAAATAGTGATGATGGTAACTCCGAGGATGCTAAAGAACCAGCAGAAACTAACAACGAGGAAAAGGCTGATGAATCAAAGGCAGTCGAAGATACCATCAAAGCTACTAAAGAATCTACCGAGGAAGCAGCTAAAACGCTGTCTGAAAAAGGTATTGATTATGGTGCTCTCACTACTGAGTACGAGGAGAAAGGCGCACTCTCTGAGGACACCTATAAGAAACTTGCAGATGCAGGTTATCCCAAGGCTGTTGTAGATACCTATATCCGTGGTGTTGAAGCAGCTAACGAAGCGTTTGTAAATTCTGTATACACCGCCGCAGGTGGCAAAACTGAGTATGACAAACTATCGAATTACATCCAGAGTAAAGGCAAGGATGCCGTTGAAGGTTTTAATGATGCTCTGATGAATGGTTCGTTGTCTACTGTCAAGATGCTCATTAAGGGCTTTAAAGCTGAAATGACCTTGCGTAATGGTACTCAGAAAGCAAGCGTTCTCGGCAGTGGTTCTCCGGCTGGTACTAGTGGTTTCGCAAATGAAGCTGACATGGACAAAGCTATGGATGACCCTCGTTATGGTGTTGATGAAGAATACACCAAACAAGTTACTAAACGTCTGAGCAAATCTAAATTCTTCTCGTTTGGGCGTTAATATTGAGTATTAATACTCAAAAATTTTATACAAAGAAAGGAAGTATGTATAACACTTATGGCAACTAACATTGTAATTTCTTCTCCGGGTCTTGATTCTAACGATTCTTCCGCTGGTCGCATTAAGATGTTCTTGACCCAATTTGCAGGCGAGGTTTTGAAAGCCTACCGCCGTTCTCGTAAGACTTTAGGTCGACACATTGAGCGTACTATCGCTAATGGTAAAGCTGCTGAGTTCCCTGTAATGGGTCGAAAGGTAGCTAACTATCTTGCTCCGGGTGAAAACTTGGATGACAAACGTAAGGCAGAACAACAGACCTCTGTGAAAATCTTCATTGATGGCTTGCTGACTTCTGACTGTCTGATTACTGATTTGGATGATGCAATGAACCACTATGATGTGCGTTCTGAATACTCCTATCAGATTGGTGAAGCTCTGGCTATGGCTGCTGATGGTGGCTTGCTGGCAGAGATTGCTAAGATGGCAGTATCTGATAAAGAGTTGCTGCCGGGTCTGGGCAAAGGCAAGATTGTAACCCGCACTGTTAAGGGTGGTCTGTCCGCTGAAACCGAAGAGCTGGGCAAAGCTATTATCTCTGAACTGTTGGAGATTAAGACTGCTATGTCCAACAACTTAGTACCGAATGAAGGCAGAGTATGCTATATGCTGCCTGTTGCTGTGAACGCTCTGGTAGCTTCTAAGGATGCTATCAACAAAGATTTCGGTGCTGTGGCAACCATTACCGACGCTACTGTTACTCGTATCGCTGGTATCGACATTGTGGAAGTTCCGCATTTGACTGCTGGTGGTGTTACCTCTACCGATGATGGTACTCCCGAAGGTATTATCCAAGGTACTGGACACATTTTCCCGGCTGCATACAAAAATAAGTGTGCTTTCTTGGTAGCTCATCGCTCCACTGTTGGCACTCTGACTTTGAAATCTTTCCAACTGGAACATGGTCGCCGTATTGAATATCAAGCAGACCAAATCGTTGGTAAGTATGCTATGGGACATGGTGGCTTGCGTCCGGAAGCTGCTTTCATGGGCGTAATCGAAAACGATGCATAATCTAAATCAATAACTAATGGGGGTATCTTCGTGATACTCCCTATTTTTTTTTTGAGGATTAATACTCAATATAAAGAAAGGACAATACATGGAATTAACAGCTTTAACAGAACTCGATGCAGTCAATGAAATAATTAGCATTATAGGTGAATCCCCGGTTAATACCCTCGAAGATTTAAAGAACGTAGATGCTATTAGTGCTTTACGTATTTTAAGAAGTGTGTCAAGACAGGAACAGGCTCGTGGTTGGTCTTTTAATATCATTTCGGAGCATACATTGACACCAGACGCTTACTCTGGGAGAATCAGATGGCAGGACAATTACTTGTTCTTGAAGGGTTCTGGTGGTGAAAAATTCGTCCGTAATGGTGATTATGTCAAAGACCTCTCCACCGGTGATGTAACTTTTAAACAACCTGTTACCTGTGAAGCCATTTTGCTAATTCCATTTGAAGAACTTCCAGATGCGATGCGTAACTATATTATCACTAAGGCTGCCTTTAAGTTTCAAAGCAGATACTTCGGTGATGATAACTTAGCACAGATTACCATGCAGGAAGTACAGGAAGCATGGATGCACCTGCAAGAATACGAAATGGATAATAACGATTACAACATCTTAAATAACATGGATGTATCTAATCTGAAAACAAGAGGTTAACCTAAATGCTAATTAACCAAGATATTAAAAACTTTGTACAGGGTATAAGTCAGCAACCACCTACCTTGCGTGACCCAGAGCAACTTGATGAACAACTGAATGGTTACTCTTCGGAAGCTGGTGGTTTACAAAAAAGACCACCGACGATGTTTGTATCTTCGTTAGCTAGGAAGTTGACTAAGAATACAAAACCCTTAGTACATTTCATTGACAGAGATTCCGATGAGAAGTACATCGTGCTTTTCACTGGTGATGATATTAAGGTGTATGATTTACAAGGTAACGAGAAGCAAGTTAACTTTGTAGAAGGTACAAACCCATACATCTATACTGAGACACCTCGGTATACCTTAAAGGCGATTACGATTGCCGATTATACTTTTATTTGTAATACGTTCCAGCACACTAAAATGTCTGATGAAGTTGATGATAATTCTTGGGACACACAGGGTCTACTTGTTAACATTAAGAACGGACAGTATGGCAGGACGTATAAAATTGTAATTAATGGTGAAACTGTTGCGAGCTATGAAACTCCCGACGGCAGTGACAAATCCCATACAAAAAAGATTAACACTGATGCTATCGTAGAACAGTTAGCTACACAAGCTGTTGATAAAAACTTTGTGGTTACTAAAGGTTCTTCTTGGTTGTATTTAAAGAAAACTGAGATTGTAACTGAAACAGGTGAAGAGATGTTGTTGACCCCTTCCACTTCTCCTACGCAGCAAGAGGATAGATTTAAAGGCTTGTCTTTTACAGGGCATTATCATAGTTGGAGCGCTTTCCCCACTACAGTTACAAGAAAGGGAGATACTATCACCTTACAATTCTCTACAGAAGAAAATATACGTGCTAATGCTCATGAGTCTTTTGCAACTGATTACGCTGCTTATCAAAAGATGATGGAAGAAGTGGACAGGTGTAAGAAAGATAAATGGGCAGTTACGCATGAAGTTATCACCCAAAAAGCACAAGGTTTAGATATGACAGGTACAATGAATGTCTACACCCTTACTTATACTATTTCTACAGAAGTGCCTTCAAATAGTAAGACTTACTCCCTTATCAATAATGCTGTTGTATATGATGGCTACAATAACCAAGCTGCTTTTGGTATCATCAAGTCTACTCAAAGATTCACTAATCTTCCTGCTAGTGCTCCCGATGGATTCACTGTGAAAATCACTGGTGAGAAGGGTAGTAATACTGATGATTACTATGTTCGATATGATACTGAAACACAGGTATGGCGTGAATGTGTACGTCCGGGTTTAAAGAATCATATCAAGAATAACACGATGCCCCATGTGCTCGTGCGTGAAGCAGATGGTACTTTCACGTTCAAAGAAGCTGAATGGAATGCTCGTGAAGCTGGTGATGAAGATAGTAACCCATTGCCGTCTTTTATTGATAATACAATCAACGATATTTTCTATCACCGAAATCGCTTAGGTTTCCTTAGTGGCGAGAATGTCATTCTTACTCGTAGTGCTGACTTCTTTAACTTCTGGATGGCTAGTGCTATGGAAGTACAAGATACAGACCCCATAGACCTTGCTGTGTCTGACAACAAGATTGCTACTCTGTATCATGCAGTACCTTTTGATGCAGAACTCATTCTGTTCTCTAAGGATGCTCAATTTGCTCTTCGTTCTGATAACGTACTGACACCGAAGGATGCCTACTTGACACCGCCAGTAACTCACTTCGGATGCTCTTTGAAGGCTACACCGGTTAATGCAGGACGTAACATTTACTTCCTTGCTGAACGCTCTGAGTTCTCAACAGTGCGAGAGTTCTTCGTAGCTGCTGATAATACAGATAGTAAAGATGCCCAAGATATTACCTCTCATGTACCCTCTTATCTTCCTAATGGTACATATAAGATTGCACCTAGTAGCGTTGAGAATATCTTAATGTTCTTGACGGAAGGTGATGAAGAAAGCATGTATGTATACAAATATCTCTTTATTGATAGTGTACGTCAACAGGCTTCTTGGTCGCGCTGGAGTTTAGGTGGTACTATTTATGGTGCTTCTTTCATCGAAGATTCTTTGTATATTGTTGTAGAACGAAATGATTATTTGTGTTTGGAACGTGTATCGTTTACATTCAATACAGAAGATTTACCGGGTGAACCTTATCGTGTAATGCTGGATTGCAAGCAGGAAGTAACTGTCCCCGAAGGTGTTTACAATGAGATTTATGATGAAACAACTATTAATGTTAAATCTTTCTACAATGAGATTTATGAGCCTACCAAGAAGTACGCTGTTGTTACTGATGATGGTACTTTCAAAGAGGTTGATGCTGATGGCACTGTGATTCTTAATGGTGACTATACAGGCAAGAAGATTATATGCGGTTTGATGTACAACTTCCGTATTGCTCTGTCTACAATCTATGTTAAGACCGAAGGTGAACGAGGTGTACAAGCTCTGTTAGAAGGTAGATTACAACTCAGACAATTGTGGTTTAACTACGCTAACAGTGGCTACTTCAAGGTTAAAGTAGAAGTGTTCGACAAGAATACGTACGAATATACACACACCGGCAGAAACTTGGGTACGTCTGATAGTATCTTAGGCAAGCTGATGTTCTCAACAGGTAAATTTACTGTACCTATTCAATCATTAAATACCAACTGCAAAATCATTGTTGAATCGGATGCACCTGCTCCGTTGGCTCTGATTGGTGCTGGTTGGACTGGTAATTATGTAAGGAGAACGAAACAATTCTGATGAAAATAAAACAAATGACAATCAAACACTTTATGGACTTTATGAATCATAAGCGTCCTGCGGATATTAAAGAAGTTGAGATTATGGCTGAACTTAATTTCGGTGATATTCCTGTGCTTGACTACGCAGACGCAAAAGTGCTTGTAGATGACGATGACAACGTGTATGCTATTGGTGGTGTACAAGAAGTTGTTGAAGATGATTATAAATTAAATATTGTATGGATGCTTTGCACTGATAGAGTTGAGCAACATCAAGTCACTTTTCTCCGTGCTGCTAAGAAACTGTTAATTATGTATCTTGACAAATACACCTATTTAGCTAATTGGGTATGGTTAGGTAATGAGCAACACGTAAAGTGGTTGAAGTGGCTGGGTGCTCAATTCTTTGATATTCAACAACAAAATGGAGAAGATTTTCAGTGCTTTGTATTCGTCAAAAAGGAAGATGAATAATGTGTACTGTCCTTGCTGCTGCTAGTACCGCTTTGCAAATCGGCGGTGAATATATGGGACAGAGGGCACAGTACAAACAAGCAAAGGGTCTGATTGATGCACAAGCGAAAGCTGCTATCACGCAGATGAACTATGCGTATCAGAACTACGAACAGGAACGTACAGATGCCTTTGATGCTGCTGTTGCTGAGATTACAAAGACACGTCATAATTCCTTGCAGCTCAATAGTGCTGTGAAGGCTGCCGTCAATGAGAACGCAAGTGGGCGAACTGCTAATATGCTTGTACGTTCCGTTGAAGGTGATACTGCTCGTGCGGTAGATTCTGTGAAAGGTAACTATGCTCGCAAGTCCAATGAAATCGACTTGAACGAGGATGCTACTTTCAAGTCTACTGCTAGTTATATTGATAACCTTAATGCTACTGCACCTAAAATGCCGGGACGTTTTGCTAACTTCCTGTCCTCTGCTAACACCATCTTGCAGAACACTACGGCTACTTTGAATCAGAAGGCTGCTGTGGAAGCAAAAGGACAAGAGTGGGATTGGTGGAAAGGTGGAGCGAAGGGTGTATCTCACAAAACGTGGATAGGTACTGCTCCTCGTTCGCTGCATGAATCTACCGGTGTAGGCACAGGCATATACAAAAGAAGATAATACAAAAAAGGATGGTAAATAAATATGTCGAATCCAATAGCTAGTGCTTTAGGAACACAGCGACAGTTTACCAAACAACCGGAAGCACCCTACCAGAAGAGATTAATTACACCCTCTTTTGGTGGTGGTATTTCCGCTTCCGTAGATAACAATGCAATGTCCTTAGCTCGCTCGCTGGGATTGCTTGGAACTGGGTTGATTGGTGAAGCCGTCGCTATGGATAAACGTGCGGAAATGATTGGTAAAGCAGAAGCAGACCGCATTTTCGCAGTAACCAATGAGAAAGACCGAGAGAAACTTGCTACGTTAGATATTCTTGGTAAGTCTGGTAATTTTGATATTGCTGATAATCCTTATGCTGTTGCTCGTATTGATGAACTTCGTGGACAGCATCTGAATACACTCTTTAAACAGGAATACGAAAATGATGTAATTCCTAATCAAGATTTACCCGATAATTCTCAACAAAACATTCTGAACTTTGAAACCTTTATGGACAACAAGCTGAAAGATTCTGGTGTGAAAGCATACAACAGAACAGCTTTTGAGAAAGGCTTCTATGGTTCTCGTCCGTTGGATGTATTACAACAGGATGCTAATTATCGTAAACGTAGACAAGCTGACCTCGAATCCAGTAGGAATGCTGCTATTATTGCTAAAGGTGATGATTTAGTTAATCAAAGTCTTTATGGTATGTCCCCAGAGGATTTCGCTAAGAAGGCGCAGGATTGGCAGACTGACCCGATGTTAACCGGTATGAGTACATCTGACCGAATCAAACTTGTTGAAGGTATGGCAAAGGGCTTGTCCTCTCATGGTAATATGGAACAGATGAAGGCTTGGGGTGATACTATTGTATATCATAAGAATGATGGTACACCTGTACGAGTTAAAGAAGTTATTCCTTTTGGTGTATATACGGAAATGACTGAGAAGGCTGGCGTACATCTTATGAACCAAAAGACTAGGGACTTCCTAGATAGTCTAAAGGATGTACCCTCTGCTGCTTTATGGGATAAGTATGAAGAAGTTAAAAAGACAGACCCTCTGTTCTTTGAGCAAATTGTATCTACTTATGAAGGTGTTAAGAATCGTGCTATTAGAGCCGAAGAGAAAGCTGCAAAGGAAGCTGCTGCTGCCCAAGCGAATGTATTCAGACAACAGCTTGTTTCCTCTACTCTTGACGATAAATACAACTGCTTTATCCTAAACAAAGATGTTGATTCTGGGGGTAATCCTATCTATGATGATACAATCTCTGTTAATGGTAAACGAGTTAAAATCTCCGATGCTGAAATTATTGCTTGGGGTAATAACAAGTTGGCTCAATTCGCTGCTTCTTTATCTGCGGATGAAGCTGGTGCTAAATCTATGCAGCTCTTGAAGATGCCCCAGATGGGTGGTTTAGTGAAAGCAATGAAGGGCAACGTGGGTAATGTACTTAGCTCTCTGAGCACTCAATCTCTTACCCATGATGAATCTGGTTCTTTACAACTTCCTGCTGGTTTGAATAAATACGTCAATATGTACAAAACTGATAAATCAACTTTCCGTTACCTCTTTGGTGAACAAGGTGAGAAAATCTCTGTACTCAGTGACCTTATCGATGCTAATGGTCTTGAAGAGGGTGTATCTAAGTTTGCTCTTGCAAGAGAGAATATGAGCAACCCAGACTTCAAGAAGGCTGTTGATAAGGGTGCTGATACGAATGTAGGTTTTGATTCTACTCTTTCTATTCCGCTGTTAGGTGGTAATGATTCTACTGAGGATGTACAGTTCTTTGCTAACAGCGAGGTTCAAAAGATGCTCAGTCAGAGTTTCAAGACCAATATGTACTGCGGACAATCCGAAAGTGACGCACTTGAAAATGCTCGTAGACGTACAAGTGAATACTTTTTGAGTTACAATGGTTGTGCTTTCCCTAAAGCGTTCTTATACAAGATTCCAAGTCAGAACCAGCAGAAAACTGTTCTGATGTTCTTGGATGATATGATGAAGAAGGAACAAGGCACACGATGTATTCTAATGGTACTCTGCAAATCTGGCGTAATGGTGTAGCAACTGCTTCTAAGTGGAATAATACAACCATTGCAACAGCCGTAGCTAAGTGGTTACAAGATTTACCGCAGGATAAGAAAGTGCTGTTAGATGATGTATATTACAATCCGTCTATTGATAACAGTGCTTACTACCTGTCTAACCCGGATGCTGCTAAGATTGAAGAAGCAGAGAGAGAAACAGATGTTGATATGGAGCATCCGTTAGCTGCTGCTTGGGATGCGTTAAAGGGGTTGTTTAATTAATGAATGGACATGAGATAGCTAATCGTGTTTCGCAAAGACTGAAAGAGAAGTATGGTGAAAACCTCTCCCCCACTCTTGTATATGGGCAGATGGCTCATGAAACAGGTGGTTTTACAAGTGAGCTGGCTACTAAATACCATAACTATGGTGGTGTTACACAAACTACACCTAATGGTTTAGACCAGCCAGATGGTTCTAACTATTACATGAACTTTGGCTCTGATGAAGATTTTGCGGATTATTTTGCTGACTATCTTTATAAATACAAAGAAGACGGTATTTTTAATGCGTATGACACTCGTAGTTATGCTGCTGCTTTAAAGCATGGTGGTTACTTCGGTGATGATGAAGATAACTATACAAATGGCATGAATAACTTTATTGGTACTAACAGTATCGGTGAGTTCGTTGAAGGTGCATACGATGAATCGAACCCGGTAGCTCCTGTGGTTGAGCAAGAAGAACCCGAAGAAGCAGATATTTGGGATAAGTTAGAAGATACTTTGTATGATTCTGCTATTTGGGGTGCTTTCCGTACCGCTGCTGCAAAGAAGGATTTACCAGATGAAGAAGGGTACAAGCTGACCCAAGAAGATATTGATAGGGTACAACAGGAACTCGGTGGCGACTACTCAGCTACTCTGTGGGTATGTCAGAACGCTAACAGTCCTGCCCAGCTTGACCGCTTAATCAGAATGAAGAAAGAGGACTTAGAACGTAGACAGCGTGTAGAAGAATCTGATATTGGTTTCTCTACTGCTGGTACTATTTTAGGTTTGTTCCTAGACCCTCTGAACTATCTGCCTGTATTAGGCGCAGCAGGTAAACTTGGTAGTGCTGCTAGATACGCTAAGTTAGCTGCCGGTGCTGCTGTTGGTAACATTGTAGACCGAGGATTAGCACAGGCTGCTTCTGGTTATCGTCAAGACTATCCTATGGCTGCCCTTATGGGTGCTATTGGTGGCGCAGGTATACCGATGGCTCTGGACTTAATGGGCAAAGGTTTCTCTAAAGCATCTAAAGATGTGGGTACACAAATCTATGGTGAAGTAGCTAACATCATTGATGATTCCGAGAAGCTGGCAAGAGGTGAACGTGTATCACTTGAAAGAATTAATAATGATGATTTTATTAATACACTAACTAAAGTACACGATAAGAAGTTTGTAAAATCAATTAAAGATACTGAAATCGCAGGACAGATACGTCCCAAGAATAACGTCTATGTGCTCTCCAAAGCAGACGCTAAGAAGATTGTTGAGGAACGTGGCTGGGACTTCGATGACAACGCTAAAGGTTTCTTTGATGATGAAACAGGTGTGACTGTATTAGTCAAAGAGAATCTGAGCGGTAATGAAGATATACGGAAAACTCTGTTACATGAACGTGGAGCACATGGCTTGAAGTTTGTATTGAGTGAAAATGATTACAAAAAGGTTCTGGCAGATTTAAGATTCCGTATTAATACAAACCCATCCCCGGCTATGCAACGTGCTATCAAACGTGCCGGTGGTAATGCGGATGCAGAGGAAGTCCTTGGTTATCTTGCTGAGGAAATGAAACCCTCTAATCCATTGATGAGAAATATACATAAAGCAATGAATAAAAGTCTTAATGCGCTGGGTTTCAAAGGCAAACTTAGTGATGATGATTTTATTGACATTCTCACTAAAGGCTCTAAACACTATGCAGAAGGACAGAAGGGTTACAGAGTTCTGAGTGATGGCGGTGTAGAATATAAAGGTTTACACTACTCCAAGAAGAACCTCTTTAATCCCGAGAATATGGAAATGGCTGCTAAGCTCTCGCAGTTCAAAGATGACGCAAAGGACTTCGTTGTAGGCAATGTAGAAAGCCTGTTCAAACGCTCTAAGCTCTTTGCTACTCCTTATTCTGTATGTAGTACATCCAACTCTAAGACACTTAGGGGGATGGCTGATAAACTTGTAGCTTCTCCCTATATGAACACAAAGACTGCTGAGATTCCTGCGGAGTTATACAAAGATAATATCCGCTTCCAAGCAGACCATATGCTGAACAACTACTTCCAGAAACGTAATGAATCTTTAGTACGCTTGCAGAAGTTCTCTGCTGATGCTAAGTATGATTACAATGAAGCAGTTATCAAAGCATACAACGCTAAACACGCTGGCAATATGGCTGCTTACACCGGCGAAGAGTTTTCACCCGAGGTATTAGCAGGTGTATCTGAATTAGAGAAGTTACGTAATTACATGCTGGAGATTCTTGTTGACCCCCAAGGGAAGCTCGGTGCTGGCTATGGTCTGATGGATGAAAACGGATGGCAAGCCTTTGATTCCGAGTTTTACAGATGGATTGACAACAGCAAACATGCTGACTTCTTGGCTTCTTTCAAGACTAAGCAGGAAGCAGCAAAAGAATTAACTAAATACTGTATTAAATATGGCAAGAAGGATATTGTACGTAAACAAGTAGAAGCAGCCCGACAGCGCAAATGGGCGCAAGCGTGTGAAGAAGCTAAAGCCAAAGGTGAACCATTACCAAAGAAACCAGAAGCTCTCTCCGAAGATGCCTTTATGAAAGAATACGAGAAAAGAGCTGAGGACTGTGCTCATGGTTGGGTAGACTTGGGTGTATCTGACGTGACAGCGAACATCAACCTCGATGAGATTGGTACGTTAGGATGCTTACGTTATAGATTCCCTGTTGATACATGTGGTTCTATGAAGTTATCCAATGGTAACTTATTTAGCTTTGATGATAATCTGCGTTCCTATGATATTGATACGTATATGGGTGCTCTGTCTAATCGTATTGCCGGTGAAGTATCACTGACTACTGTATTTCCGAAGGATGCTAAGACAATCTTTGCGAACCCCTTGGGTTTCGTCCAGAAGGTTAACTATGACTTAGAAGGACAGCGCAGAGTAATCAAAGCTGAGCTGGAAGATGCAGTACAACGCAGACAGATTACAAAAGATGCTATGACTGATGACTTGAAAGCCTTTGACTTCATGTGTGAAAAGTTACGTGGTTTTCCAACTTCTGAATATCCGCAAGGACTGTGGGATGCAGCAGCAAAAACACTGAACAACTATGCTTTTGCTCGTAACAGCGGTAACATGGTAATTAACCAGCTTGGTGAAGTTGGTGGTACTATTGGTTATGCTGGTCTTAGAGCTTTGTTTGACCTGTTCCCATTCGCTAAGAGGATGGTTACAGAAGCACAGCTCGGCAAAGCTAGTGCGGATATGATTGAAGATGCTCGCTTAGCTACGTTTGGTGATGAAGGTTACAAGTTCATCTTCGGTAACGCTAATGATTCTTCTTCCAGAATCTATCGTGAATTACTGAATGAATCCAGAATGTCCAAAGTTCTGGATAAATTTGCAGGTTTTACCAATACATCCGCTAGTGCTATGTCGAAACTCACAGGCTTCCAGAAGCTCACTGAGAACATGATTCAGAGTGCACAAAGACAAGTTATGATTGATGTTGCTCGTTGGGTAAATGGCAAAGAGTTCACCGGCTGGCGTAATCCGTTCTCTAAGACAAAGATGGATGCTGCTGGTTTGGTGTATAGTAATTCTGTATCTGATTTCCGTAATGGTTTGAAGAAGTACATTATATTGGATAAGAAGGGTAACTTGGTATCTTTTGATATACAAGCTCTACGCAAAGAGAACCCCGATTTATACATGCAGTATTACAGAGTTGTTGAGAATCAAGTAAGACGTTGTATCAACATGCCTACTATCGGTAGCTCCAACATGCTTAAAGAAGCTGCTCCGCAGTGGAAGGTATTCTTTATGTTTAAGGACTTTGTAATGCGTGCTGTTCATACACAAACCATCCGTGCTTTGAGCACTCGTGAAGCTGACGATATGTTAGCTACTGGTTTCTCTCTGTTATCTAACTTAGCTGTTGTATTAGCTCCTGCATACCTGCGGTCTAAATACATCTTCAATAAGGATAATCAGAGTGCGCACGATAGATACATGAAGGACTATCTGAATCCTATGAGCCTTGGCTATGTTGCTCTGATGCGTTCTCCGTTTACTGGCTCTGCATTATCTCCGGCTGCTGATGTATTGGAAATGACAGGCAAGTCACCTGTTCCATCCATCAGAACCACTACTAACAGATACAGACGTGAGAAGAATACAGATGAAGTGTTAGGACAATACATCACTCAGTTACCTGCTGTGAAGTCCGCAACTGACTTGCTGGGCGTTCCATACAACATCAGTGCAAAGGCTGTGAATGGTGAGCGGTACACTCGTAGGGACTTTGATGAACTACTCAGATTACTCCCCGGACAGAACCACCTGCTGATGATGAAACTGCGTGATGAAATCGTAGGCTCAACTAATTTACCAAAAAGATAATTGAGTATTAATACTCAATAATGAAAAGAAGGAGTGATAAAAATAGAAAATACATTAAAAACTTCCGTTACCTACAACGGAACTGGCACTCAGACACGCTTTGATTTTCCGTTTGATTATCTGCGGAAATCCTTTGTGTACGTGTCTGTTAATAATGCGCTAATGAATAATACTACCGACTATACTATTGATGGGCGCACTGTTGTATTCAATACTGCTCCTGTAAGTGGTAGTGTTATTCGTATTTATCGTGAAACTACTACTGATAGATTGGTTGTATGGGCAGATGCTTCTGTATTGAAGGCTGCCGATATGACCATCCAGCAAGTACAACAGTTGCACATCTTAGAGGAAACGAATGATTGGACTAAAAGCAACTCTATCGTTCTTAATGATGAAGGTACTGCATGGCAAGGGCGTAATTATCGTTTGATTAATATCTCTGACCCGGTGGACGAACAGGATGCTGTTACTAAGAGATATATTGATAATGAAGAAAATTCCTTTACGGCTACCATGAATGCTCTGAAAAACCAGACGGAGCAAATTGCTAATCAAGCGAGCATCAATGCTAACAATGCTAAGAAGAGCGAAGCTAATGCTAAACTTAGTGAAAGTAATGCTAAACGTAGTGAAACACTCTCTAAGACCAGTGAACTTGCTGCTAAGGATAGTGAAACTAATGCTAAAATTAGCGAAACAAATGCTAACACCAGCAAAGAAGCAGCTCAATCAGCTGCAAACAGTGCAAGTAACTTTGCAACAGATGCAAGAAGTAGTGCAAGTGAAGCTAAGAGTTACCGGGATGCTGCTAGTACCTATGCAGCTAACGCTAAGGATTACAAGGATAGTGCGTTGACTTATATGAACAACGCTAAGAATTATAGCGAGAATGTTAATGTGTTTGTTCCTAGTGTGTCCTCTGCTGGTGTATTAAGCTGGACGAATAGAGCAGGTCTGACCAACCCTACAAGTGTGAATATTAAGGGTGATAAAGGTGACACTGGCGCACAAGGTGACAAAGGTGATAAAGGTGACACTGGCGCACAAGGCTTAAAAGGTGATAAAGGTGACACTGGCGCAACTGGTGCTCCCGGTGCTGCTGCTTCTATCCGTATTGGTAATGTTGTAACTGGTGCACCCGGTACTGACGTAGTTGTTACCAATAGCGGTACTTCATCTGCTGCTGTCTTGAACTTCCAAATTCCTAGGGGTACTCCCGGTGCTGATGGTGGTGTTACTGTTGATGAAGTATTAAATGCTACTTCTCTCAACCCTGTTGCTAATAAGACTGTGTATGCAGCATTACAAGAAAAGGTTACTGCTGAGGAAATTGCTAATACCTATGCTAAGAAGTCTGATGTATCTGCGTTGCTGAGCACTAAGTTAGGTGTAACCGCAACCGCATATGCAGCTACTAGGGATGGTGCAGGTAATAACATTGTTGATACCTATGCGAAGAAAACAGATATTCCTAATATTACTGTGGATAGTTCATTGTCCAGCACTTCGACTAACCCTGTACAGAACAAGGCTGTTAAAACTGCTATTGATACTGTTACTGCTAGTATTCCTACCAAAGTATCCGCTTTAGAAAATGATGCTGGCTATCTGACACAGCATCAATCGCTTGATGGGTACGCCAAAACGTCTGTGGCTAACACATGGACTGAACAGCAAAATTTCCATGACCTTATTCTAAGTCGAGAGAGATACACTACTTCTGGTGTCAGTGGTATATCATATATACCTATTACATCTACAGTATTCTGCACTGTGACAGGTGCATTTACGCTCGACCTTGCTACTTTGACTTTTGCATTAAAGGCTGGTCAATCATCCGTATTTACTGCATATTTTACTGCAAATGCAGACTATTCACTGACCATCACCGGCGCAGGTACTATTAAGTACAGTGGCAGCGCAAGTGACGTAGCTATCACAAGTGCAGGTCTGTTGCTGAACATTATGATGCTGAAAGATAATAGTGGTAATCTGACTAGCATCGTGCAAGCATCTAAGTTATCGTGAGGTAAGCAATATGGGACTTAATAGAATGATGATGAAAAATGGTGAAATAAAGATTGTAGATGGTTACAAGAGTTGGGAATGGACTGAATTAGATAATAAAACAATTTCTTTTACTGTTCCACCTGGAATTAAGAGAATCAAAGTAATAGCGGCTGTTGATAATCTTGAAGGCGAACCTGATATAGACAACTATGCTATTATAGAGAATACATCAACCAATAAAGTTTGGGGTGAGGGTTGGTTTGTTACTTATCCTGATGGTTCTGCCCTAGATTTCAAAGATATTTATTCCATTGTAGGTGTAACACCTAATAAAACTTATAGATTGCTGTTTAATTGCCTTGATACAGATGGTGTAACTTTTTCATGGGGTAAAGAAATAAATGCGAAGACACCCACAGTCGAAGATTATTAAGCAAAGGAGAAACAAAATGCAAACAAAATATACGTACAAAGACAAAACATATACAAACATCTACCCTTTATCTGAAACCTTAGGCAAAGACGGCGTGTTTATCCCATTGTCAATCGGTGATGAAGCCTTAGCGGAATTAAATGTAACTGTTATGCGTGAGGAAGAACCTTTGGAAGTTATTAAGCAACGTAAAATTGCTGAGCTGAAATACCAACGTGATACCGCAGAGGTTCAACCGATTGAATACAACGGAAACCTCTATGATTACGATGAAAAAGCACGTGACCGCATTAATGTTGCGATTGCTGCTCTTGGTGACACCGGCTCTCTCTCGTGGACTACCGCTGATAACAAAGAAGTTACTGTGACTGGCGTAGACCTGCGTAGCGTGCTGATTGAAGTGGCTAAACGTAGCATTGCACTTCATAAGGCTTATCGTGCTGCTAGAGAAAAGGTTCTTAATGCTACTACTAAAGAAGAAGTGGAACAGGTGGTGCTGAATGGATAACAACACTTCGTTGAATGACGAAATCTTAAAGAATACACCCCCTATTGGTGTTTCTACGTTATCCGTTCTCGGTGTACCGCTTTCTGATATGGTGTATGTTATGACCATTGCATACATCCTTGTACAGATTGCATGTACTATCTATAAAACCTACGTGTCCACTAAGAAAGGAGAATGATATAAGACATGAAATTATCTGAACACTTTGATTCCAGCGAATTTGCTTGTCGCTGTGGTTGTGGTGGCATGAATAATGGCGCAGGGATTAACCCTCGCCTAGTACAAGTCTTAGAGCGCATGAGAGTTATCCTTGGTGTACCCTTGGAACTCTCCTGTGGCTACCGCTGTCCTACCCATAATGCCGAGGTAGGTGGTGTATGGAACTCCCAACATGTATATGGCACTGCTGCTGACGTACAGAAACCTTATGGTGTATCTTTACAACGCTTGTATGATGCTGCCGAGGAAGCCGGTGCTGATGGTATTGGTATCTATGACTGGGGCGTACACGTAGATGTAAGGGGATATGCTGCAAGATGGTAAAAGTAAAAGAAGAACTTGTTGATAAGATTGCTGAGCTGGAAGTACAATCTCTGCTTCTGGCTCTGCAAGACCCGGAATTACGTACTGACCCTTCTATTCTTGCTCGTGTCCGCAGTTTCTTGAAGGATAACAAATTAGTTACCACTCCGGAAACTCCCGGTGTCCAACAGATTCAGAAGGCTACTACTGTTGATATTCCAGATTTTGATGAAGAAAGTGACAGTGTAATCTTTCAATAATGATACACTGGAGTGAAGAACAAGTACAACGTGCGAAGGACGATTTCCGAGTATTTCTGTTCATGGTATGGCGTGAGATTGGCTTGCCTAATCCTACTCCGATACAAGTTGATATAGCTAATACTCTGCAAAATCCACCGAATGACCGCTTCATTCTTGAAGGTTTCCGTGGTGTTGCTAAGTCCTTCATCACTTGTGCTTATGCGGTATGGGTTATCTGGCGTGACCCCCAAAAGAAAGTGTTGATTGTATCTGCTGGTAAAGACAGAGCCGACGCTAACGCTATCTTCATTAAGAAAATTATTTTTACTCTTGACTTTTTGGCTCATTTGAAACCCAAGAAGGGACAGAGAGATACACAAAATATCTTCGATGTAGCTCCTGCTGCTCCCGATATTTCCCCGAGTGTTAAGTCCGTAGGTATCTATGGACAGATTACAGGTTCTCGTGCTGATGTATTAATCGCAGATGACGTTGAAATTCCCACTAATAGTGGTACACAAGTTCAGCGTGACAAGCTGAGTGAAGCAGTACGTGAATTTGATTCTATCATTAAACCTAATGGACAGGTTATTTATCTGGGTACTCCCCAAAATGAAATGTCCTTGTATAATGAGTTACAAAATCGTGGTTATGCCTGTGTTATCTACCCGGTACAATATCCGGAAGATGATACAATCCGTGAGTTCTACGGCGACAGATTAGCTAAGGCTATTGCTGATAAGTACGATAATAACCCTAAAGCCTATGCTGGTTATCCTACTGACCCTCTGCGCTTCAATGAAGAGGAAATTGATAAGCGTAGGTTGTCCTATGGTAAAGCTGGCTTTGCTTTGCAGTTCTTACTTAATACAAACCTTAGTGATGCTGAGAAGTACCCACTGAAAGTAGCTGACTTGATTGTAACTAACTTGGATATTAAGGAGAGTTCTCTTACGTGGTCTTGGGCAAATGGCGCAGCACAAAGGCACGTTGAGCTTCCTTGTGTTGCTCTTAAAGGTGATTACTTCTATGCACCCTTGGGACGCTCTGAGGAAACTGCTAAGTACCAGTCTATTGTTATGTTCATAGACCCGTCGGGTAGGGGGCGTGACGAGTGCGCATACGCTATTGTAGCTTTCCTTAATGGCTATTTGTTCCTGCTGGACGTAGATGGTTTCAAAGGTGAAGGTTATGCTGATAATGTACTAAGAGCTATTGCTACACGTGCTAAAGCCTTCGGTGTCAATACGATTGTAGTTGAACCGAACTTTGGTGGCGGTATGTTTGCTCAGTTGCTTAAACCCTTCATAAACAAGATACATCCCACCTGTGCTATTGAGGATGGCAAGACTGCTATGACGCAGAAAGAAGCACGTATTATTGACACTCTAGAGCCGGTGATGATGCGTCATAAATTGATTGTACACCAACAAGTTATTGAAAATGACTACAAAGTGTACGAGCAAGACCCCCAATACAGTCTGTTCTATCAGATGACCCGACTTTCTCGTGAGAGAGGTGCGCTGGCACACGATGATAGACTGGATGCTGTTGAGGGTGCTGTGTCTTACTTCTTGGATATGCTCAGTATGTCCGAGCAACAAGGTTTAGATGAGCTTATAGAGGAGCAATTAGAGAAGTGGTTAGACCCGGACTATGGTATATTGTACAAGGATGAATTATCTATACAGGATAACTTCTTCAACCAGAAGAAAACACAAAATTCCTTTAAAGATAGCAACATTTTGAACGCTTACTATGCGATTAGGCATGGTTAGAATGTTCAGATAATTTCCTTACTGAGCCACGTATATACAAAATCCTTACTGAGCCACTTACAGGTAGAGGGGACAGAAAGTTTATATAATGATAACTTTGAGAAAACGATTCAAAGCTAGTATTATGAAAGACCAAGGATAACTAAGGTAGACTAAGGTAAGATTTATAATTATTATAATTAAATATAACTAAAGATAACTTCAGTAAGACATACCATAGACCTCAGTAAGCTTTCAGAGGTAATGATTATTATTGTTATTACTAAAGATAATTAACCATAGATAACTAAAGATTCAGTAAGACATACAGAAGTCCAGCTAGTACCTCTTTCCTAGTTGATTCTGTATGTCTTTTTTTTATTGTATTATTATAACGAAGAAAGTGAAGGTGAGAAAACCAATGAATATAGCTGTTATCAAAACCAAACTTAGAACCTTCTATCTGACCTACAAAGTGTACCTCAACTTGACTTTCAGCCTTGTCATGGTGGCTTTCCTTTATACCCTTCACAGAGGTAACTTACAGTACATCGTAGAGGTCTTAAAGGTCGCACAGGCACTCATACAGGTACTAGCTGGTATGTAAGATATGATGAGTATTAATAAAACAACTATAAGATATATACTTGTTGGTATCTTATTGGGTGTATTAATCACAGGACTGTACTTCACCTCGGTAAGACGTGGTGGGAATACAAATGTCCACCAATCGGAAACACCCAAGACCATCAGCAAACTCCCTGTTATCACCCAGTCAACTCTGAGTGTCACCAAAAAGACTACCGAGAGTGAACCAGACTTGATTGTATCTAATAAATACGTAGCTAAGATTGATGGTAAGCTCGTGGAAGCACCAATTAAGGATGTATCATACAAAGATAACCGGGATAATACCACAACTACTGTATCTACCACCATTGATGTAACTCCTTTGGTAAAACAGATGACACCAAAGTGGGAAGCCGGTGTAGGTGTTGGTTATGTTAATAATGATGTATTACCTTGTATGACCTTGCAGCGCAACTATAAGCATGACAAGGCTGTTGAAGCAGTAATACAGATAGATACAAGTGGTAACTTTAAAGGTGCTAGTTTAGTACATAAATGGAGATTCTAAAAATTGATTATTAATAATCAAAAAAGAGAGGAGCGTAAATTATGATTGATATACTTATGATTTTCTTGTATATTATTACTATTTGTACGGAGCTTGTAATCTTATGGAAACTGTTATGTTAATGTTTTTGTTTATCGCATTAATGATTGTATTGTGTGATTGATTACCGGTGGGTGTATAGTGGCTGACACTCTATATAGAGATTAGACCGAGATTGTACACCCTCAGCAACTTTGTTGTATCTCATATATACCTCTCAGACGCTCTCAGAGCCTCGTAGAGAGGTTTTATACATGTACCCTATATAATTCATCCTGTGAACATTATGAACGCTCTATGCGGCTCGTAGGAAGCTCGTAGAAGGGATGTATTTCTTATATAAGGTGTTTGTATAAGACTCCTAAACGAAAAATTGACAAAAATTCTGTGACACACTATATGAATAGAGATTTAAAGAGATTTCCCCCTCTGCCCTCATTCAGACCACAGCCAGTCAGCATATGCTAACTACCGGGGCGAGTTGACTGCTGCTTACTGAACAACATGGTTGCTGGCTGCTAACTGAATGTATCAGTAAGCTAGATACAACCTAGCAAGCGTGTATCTCATTGCTAACATATGTAATCAGTTAGCTAGGCATAACATGAGCCTAGCGTTAGTCATACATAACCTATTCAATAAGTAACCATATGTTAATCAATGATATCAGTTAGACATCCTAACTACTCATTATGGTTACTTATGGTTAACTGATGGTGACTGTCTGTTGCTGCTTACTTATTGTATTGGTTAGAACATCTAACTACTATTATATATTATACATAGCTAACTATTCTTTTTGGTTACTTATGGTTAACTCATTGTAGCAGTTAGTCATATCTATTTTTTTTCCTACTATTCCGATAGGTTTTATATACTTTGGTTACTTATGGTTAACTCATTGTAGCAGTTAGTCATATCTATTTTTTTTTCCTACTATTCCGATAGGTTTTATATACTTTAGTATGTTAAAGTGTTAAAGTACTAAAGTGTTCCCAGCACTAAAATTAGTGTATACTATTTGTTCATTAGTGTATACTATTTATTTGTGTTATAATTTTATCTGTATTTTTATCTGTTTTTGGTACTTTTTGGTACTTTTTGGTACTTTTTGGTACTTTTTGGTACTTTTTGCCCTCTTTTTGGTATCTTTATGCAACCATTCTGTATATTTACCTGTATTTATGCACTTTTTGCCCTCTTTTTGCCCTCTTTTTGCCCTCTTTTTGTCTACTTTATGCACTTTTCAGCTAATATTACATTATGTTTTCATTATGTTTTCTTCATTATATAGAGTAAAAAGCACCACTCAAAAACTTCTAAAATTTTTTTCAAAAAGGTGTTGACAATACAGTACACTTATGCTACTATTAATACAACGAAAACATCAATAACAAAAAACTCAGTAAAAAAAAAATAAATAAAAAAAACTTGACAAGATAAAACAATATGCTACAATAAAGAAAAACAAAGAAAAGAGGTAAACGAAAATGAAGAAAATGAAGAAAATGAACAAAAAATGGGAATTGCGTAAAAAACGCTTTAGGCAATCTAGTAACGAACCAAATGTAACCTATAAAATCGCTTCTGATTTTATGGTGACATATAATGGCTTAATGGTGCTCAATAAAACATCATTCGAGGTATTTGATGAATACCTTGACGCTACTGTGTTTGTAACCACGCATGGTATTGTCAATAAAGAACCTAATACAGATGCAGGTTGGCAAATGTACCGTCGCTAATAATGAAAAGAGGTAGTAAATTATGCGAGTAAAACAATTAAAACAAGTTCACACGGCAAAATTATATAAATTAACTACGCCACCTATTGCAACTTATAGAATGGGTGCATGGTATGCAATAGGTGTATTTGAAATCAGCTATGGTATTGATGACAAGGTAAAAGCTGCATGGATTAACTCTTATGAACGCAGCCGTTACCATTGGTACAAAATACATTATGACTGTGAGGGTGATGATTATATCTTTATGGGTGGCGAACGTCGCTACTTGAAAGACTTCATGTAACTTGTGTAAACTAGCAGGGCATTAGCAAGTTGCTAGTGTCTTGCTGGAGCTACACAAAAAGCTCAAAAAAAAAATTATCAAAAGGTGTTGACAAGTCTAGCAAGTTATGTTGTTGATTAGTACAACAGCTAGGGAACTAGCGATAAGCAATGAAAGGTAGGTATTTTTATCATGAAATCTTATGAAATCTACACCAAATTGAAAAAAGTTGAGGAAAACAATGTAACCGCATTGATTGATTTGTGGAACGAACGTTGCGAGGATTGGAGTTATTATGATGACGTTGTACGCCCGAATGACATTGAAACGCTGAAAATGTTGTTACCTAGTGACATTGAAGAAGCGTTTGCAATGGGACGCATGACTGGCGACAGCTATAATTATAGCGACGAATGGATTTCTTTGGATGGCTATGGACGCCCGGTGTCCTGTGGTACACACAATTTAACCGACAAGTTTATTTTCCTTGCAGATTTAGCACGCTATCTTGAAGAAGCTAAAGATGATGACGAATTGCAAGAACTTTGGGAAGAATTGGATGTTGCGGATGAGGACGAGGACGAACTCGAAGAAGAATAAATAACTTTGTGTCAACTTGCAGGGCATTAGTTAGCTAGTGCCTTGCAGGGTGTACACAACATCAAAACTAATTATTAATAATCAATAAAGGAGTGTATCAACTATGGAAGCTATTTACAGAAAAATTATGACTACGAAGAACTACAAGACTTACAAGGAGATTCCAGAAGCTATCTCCAATCAAGAAAACTTTGCAGGTAACAGCGTGCAAGGTGTAAAAGAAAACGATTGGTATTACGTTTATTCCTATGGAACTCTTATGGCAATCGTGCTGGCTAATGGTGCTGGCGTGGTGCTCAATAAACAGCACTATTCGCCGACAACTAGCAAGATTCAAAACATCCTGCGCTGGTTGTTTGAGGATGCTACTGTATACGAAGTGTATCCTGCTGGTGAAACCATGTATCGTGATAACAAGGCGATGCGTGAAAAAGCCGAGGATGTTGCGATTGCTGACGCTTGACAAGCACTGAAAAAACGTGCTATGATATGTTCGATGAGAGGTGATTCCTATGTTAAAAGAGATTCAAATTTGTATCATGCAAGCGATAGTATTAATTATCCTGCCATTAATGATTATAGCAGGTATTTGGAACTTGTTGTTTTAATCAACATTTTGTGTAAACTTGCAGGACATCAATTGGATGCTGGTGTCTTGCAGGAGCTACACAAAAAGCTCAAAGTTGAGTATTAATAATCAAGTTCTTAGTGAGCCACGTATAGGAAAAGGCTTATACGAGCCACGTACAAAAGGAAAGGAGAATAAATATGTATAACTTAGAACAGTATGAAGAACAGTACGGCGAACTGTTCATCAAGCAACTGGAGATTGAACATGGCTACAAGAAAATAGCGGAAGAGATGACTGCCAAGACCTACCAAGGCGTGGTAAATCAGACTGACGATGAAGCAACCGCAAGCCAGACCAAGGCAGGACAGAAGTTTATTACTGCCCAGTGGAAACCTGTTCGTGCCGCTATGGAACCCTTTGTAGACGGCTGGCTTCAACCTAAAAAAGGTTCTAAACCTAGCTATGTTGCCCTTATCCAAGAGATTAATGAGGTATGCGGTAAAGATGACATGATAGACATGTTCACAGTCATCACCTTTACAACGCTGTTCAGTGGCGTGTTAAAGCGTTCATTTTCTCGTAGCTCTTTCGCAAAGGCTATTGGCGAGGAACTGTATAACGAGGTTAGCTTGTATGCCTTTATGAAGCAATCTGACTATGCTAGTGTAGTCGAAAAAGGTATCAAGAAGCGTGTAGGAGCTTCATACAAACGTGCATATATTCGTGCATGTATGGAGCGTGGCAACTTTGTGTACCCAGCATGGGACAGAGAACAACGCTTGACCTTAGGTGCGTCGTTGATTGAAGTAGTTGTTGATGCAAGTAATTATTTTGAGATTGCTACAATTTCTGATGCTGGTGCTGAGGTGTACCCGACACAATTCTTTCTTGACCAGTGGGAAAAGAAAACACAGTGGCTCATTGAAAGAAGCTACAAGTTTTGCCCTACAATTATTCCTCCTAGACCATGGGAGAACATTGACGAGGGCGGTTATTATGGCGAATTATCCCATCAATCCAAGCTATTGCGTTTGCGTGGAAACAGGGACGTATTTGCAAAAGAATACAACAGAAAATTGAGAGATACTGACCTTAGCGAGGTACGCAAGGCTGTTAATGCTATCCAAGCTACTCCGTGGAAAATTAATACAAAGGTGCTAGATGTCTTAAAACATGTTGTAGACCACGGCGGTGGCATTGCTGGTATTCCTTACGTAGATGCTCCACCAAAACCTGTACTGCCAGAAGAGCATACAGAAGAGGAGTTAGCTGCATACAAAAAGAGAATGACTGCATACCACCAATTAGATACAAGCAGACGTTCCATAGTTGGACGTATCTTGTCCCATATCAAAACAGCAGAGAAGTTTGCTGAATATACACGTATCTACTTTCCGTGCAACATGGACTTTAGAGGGCGTGTATATCCGATTCCTGTATTCTCTTTTCAAGGTGATGATGTCAATAAGAGCTTGATTGAGTTTGCGGATGCTCCAGCTTGTCAAGATGAAAAATGTTGGGATTGGCTGTTAATTGAGGGTGCTAATCTCGCAGGGGTAGACAAGGTAAGCTATGATGACAGACAGAAGTGGGTGCAAGAGCATGAAGATGAGATTCTTGCTGTTGCTGCTGACCCCAAGGGATTCCGTTGGTGGGCAGATCAAGATTCTCCGTGTCAATTCCTCGCATGGTGCTTTGAGTATGAACGTGCAAAGGAATGGAAGAAGAACCATAACAACTCCATAGTAGGGTTTGTAACAGGCATGAACGTAGCACTTGACGGCACATGTTCCGGATTACAACACTTCTCCGCTATCCTGCGTGACCCAGTAGGTGGTGTAGCGGTTAATCTTGTGCCCGGTGAAAAACCTAGTGACATCTACGGCATAGTTGCTGAAAAGGTAAACAAAGTTTTACAAGACGATGTTATCAATGGTACTCCGGACGAACAAGCAGAGAACAAAAAGGGGCAAGCGTTCACCAAGCACGGAACAAAGAGCTTGTCAAGCATTTGGTTAGCTTTTGGTGTAACTCGTAAAGTTACAAAAAGAAGCGTTATGACCTTAGCATATGGCTCTAAAGAGTATGGATTCCGTGACCAAATTCTTGAAGATACAATAAAACCAGACCTGCAAGTCAATGGTGAGAAGTCTGTATTTTATGGTTGCGATTTTCAAGCCGCTGGTTATCTTGCTAAACTCATTTGGAAAGCGGTAGGAACAACTGTTATTGCTGCCGTAGCAGGTATGAAATGGTTACAAGACTGCTCCAGAAAAGTTACTAGTAATAATCAAGTTGTATCATGGACTACACCTATGGGACTGCCAGTACAACAAGCATACATGGTAGAGAAGAAGCATGAAGTACGTGTACGTTGCGCAGGTAAACAGATTCGTTTGTACGAAAGAGTTAATACAGGTAATATTGACAATACACACCAAGCAAGTGGCGTTGCTCCTAATTTTATTCACAGCATGGACGCTTCGCACTTACAACTGACTGTATGTAACTGCGTTGATAAAGGTATACACCATTTCGCTATGATTCACGATAGCTATGGTGCTCCCTTAGCTCAAACACAGACCATGTATGATACAGTAAGAGAGAGTTTCATTCAGATGTACACCGAGCATGATGTATTGGAAGATTTTAAAGAAGATATGGAAGGCTTGACAGATAAAGAGTTACCGGACATTCCGAACAAAGGTAGTTTAGACATCAATATTGTTCGGGATTCCAAGTACATCTTCTGTTAACTGAGCCACGTACAGAGAAAAGAGATACAAGATAAAGTTATCTCATAGAGGACAGTAGGTTAACCAAGTGTTAGCTTACTGTTCTTTTCTTTTTCTTTGTCTTAGTGAGCCACTAATAACCAAAACCCTTAGTGAGCCACGTACAGGGAA